GATAAACACTCCCGAAAATAACTGCTTATAAATTACCATATAATTCATAGCAGTTACTTATGGCACTCACATACAGAAGTCCAATCGAGGAAGTGTTAACCCTCTTAGAACCAGCGGCACAGTCGCTAATTTCCACCACCGCCACAACAAGTTACCAGCAGAATGAGAAGGAGAATTTCCAATGGTTCAATTACAGTGTCACCCCTATTGCCAAGGAGCACTTGAGCAATGCAGGCATCTACTTGAGCCCTTATTCTGGCTACCCACACTCACACCCCGCCTGTAAAATTCTTGAAAATTACATGCTCTACAAGGTTCTTCCCAGCATTATCAACAACACCTTTTACTTCGTTGGGATCAAACAATTTAAATTGAATTTCTTGAAGAAGCGTCACAAGAATTTAAGCTTACTCACTGCGATCAATAGGTATGTCAGCAGTGCCGACAAGATTCGATACGGCAATGAATTTGTCGTTCGTGAGAGTAGTGAGTCGAGATTGTTGAAGAGGCATTGTGGTGTTCATGAATCAGCCACCCTTTCTGCTCTCGTACCTAACGTTAAGACGCACGCAAACTTATTCCTGCATGATGAGCTACATTATTGGAGTAAGGACGATCTTATCACTTTCCTGGAGATTTGCAAACCCAATATCATGCTAGGCACGCTCGTTTTCCCGCCAGAAATCTTTATTGGAGCTACGACATCACTCAATCGATGGTGTTATGACTTCGAGGTACGCAAGGACAAGCTCTTCTTCTTCCCAGATGGGGTACGTTCTGAAGGCTACGAGCAACCACTAAATGGCGGCTATCTTCTTCAAACAAATCAGATCGAATTGCCTGACGGCACTGTGTATTGTGTTGATGTTATTGCAAGCAAATTCGCGCATCACCTCGTCAGCATAACAAGAGGGCAGTTGGTCGTGCCCACATATAGATCTTTCGGTCCATTTGAAGCTGTGCATGTTGGGGCCATGAAAGACATCTCACGGGGTTTTAAAGAATGCATACCAATTTCTATCCACACTGTCCTACGAGTCTATAGGTACCTCCGGTCTTTGAAAAAACCAGATAAACAGTCAGCGATGGCGAAATTCTCGCAATTAAGCCACGAACCAAGTGGCATGGCCATCAAGTTCATGGAGGAGTTTAGCAATCTAGTCATTAACACCGAGAGTATCCGCACAATGGTGCAGCCGGAACTGATTAAGACATTCTTCGGCAACCTTGGACGCAAACTTCCAAGCTCACTCGCAGCGAAGATTAGCGTAACTAGGTCTGTGTGCTTAGATGAGTTCATAGGGTTCCTTAAACCTCTTTGCGTAGATCTCAAGCTTAAAAGTATGAGTAGAAGTACACTTTTGGATTTCTTTCCATTAGTCTGTGAGGAAGAGGAAGGCGTAGATCTCGTTGACGCCTATGATRATAACTGGAATGGCGCAGGCATGTTTGCTCGAGAACCACGGCCATACATTGGGATGGCACCGATCATTGACAATCTTGAGAAATTCAGGCTTTCGTTGAATTTGGATGCCATGCTTCAAGGCCTCATGGATTTACATCTCAAGGCAAATTACTGTAGGTGCACAGGCTTTACGACCACACTCTGGGATTACATCGAATCCCTCCGAAGAAATGCAACGATCATCGCACAAGCATTCCTGCATGTTTTAAGTCGCGCTGCAATTGAGAAGGCGGACAAGTGGTTGCACGCTGTTTATGTACGTGAAGTGGGTTTTCATGAGCTCAAGCATAAGTGGTTCTCACAGCGTACCAGTAGAAGCTGCATGAAGTACCTCGCATGTCCAACCGAGGAATCTTATGTCCGGCAGTTCGAAAGTACTACACACATGAAACCACCCATGAAGGGGGTCGTGCTCAGGAAATTCAGCCTCGATGATTTTGATGAGGATTTGTACTACAACCTTTCTAATGATCTAAGTACACCCTCGTTAGTACAGAGGCAATCATTAGGCCCCAGCGATCCGGTATCTCCACCACGTTTTTTGGGCCCTACCACTCATGCACACTTCAAGGCATACTCCATTGATGAACTGGATGAGGATCAATATTACAATTTTGAGAAGCATCAAATCACTCCAGTTCGGGTCACACCGCAAGAGGTTAGATGCGAAGCCCTCATACCGGCAAAGCAAGCAGAGCAGAACCGAAGCTTAACTTGCAAGTGTGGGATTAACTTGCCTATATGCAAATTGAAGTTCAATGAGGAATTGCCCTTCGAGTTCACTGATCAATTAAAGGGCAGAAGTGGCGCCTGGTATTCTCTAGGAAATGTTGACTACAGCTACAATGGAGGAGCGCATAAATCCAAGGGGTGGCCGCAGTGGCTCGCGCTGTGGATGAAGGTCAATTCTATCGATGAGAAGTATGATTGCGTTCTCGTGCAGCAATACGCAGCCAATTGCGCGATAGGTTTGCACAGTGATGACGAGAAGATCTTTAGAAGGGGTGAATCGATCTGCACGGTTAACCTCATTGGTAGTGCCCAGTTCGGGATCAGCTGTGGGGTTGTTACGTGGCATGAAGTTGTTCAAGGGGATGTCTTTACAATGCCAATGGGCTTTCAAGAAAATCACAAGCATTCAGTGCAGCACACAACAGCTGGAAGAGTTTCACTTACATTCAGAGTGCTTGCAACTGCACAGAGCTTGCCACGTATTATGCCACATGTTGAATCATCATCAAGTGACCATGAAGGCCCCTCCACGGAGGCGCCTAATCAAATGGGTACAAAATTTGAAATGGATGGGGTCACAATTTCATGCCGCAAGCTACGTGTTCACCCAAAGTGTAAAGTCATCAAAAACTCTGGTGGGGGTGACTGCTTCTGGCTGGCCCTTGAATATTTCACAGGAGTTACTATGAAGGACATGAAGCAGGCGATTAAACAGAATATGTGTGACGGAAATTCAGAACGCCTTGAAGCGCAAATGGGGCCACAAGTGTACGCCGAAGACGAAGCAATATGCGCAGCGTGCAAGCAATTTGGCTTTGACATTGTGGTTTACGACCATATGCAAGGCGGGGTGATCACATACTCTTCCGTTGATAATTCTAAATGTGCGTTGATGAAGCTTGCAGGCTCACACTTTGAAGCGCTGGTTCCTATTGAAACTTGCACGATTAAAGCGCTTGCTGAGTGCCTCAAACGCCGGGAGATTGACATTCTCACACTTGTTGCTAAAGCCATGGGGCATGAATTTCTTGAGAGCCTTCTAGCTGGCACTGGTTTAACCATTGATCAATTTAGTTGCATGGCTACGCTGCTTGGGATTAACTCAGTTGTCGAGATGAATGGGGAGGTCTTCCGGTTCAATGTAGAAGGTAACATCTGTGGACTCTTCAGATTTGAGAATGGGCATGCAACCTTTGTACAAAAGAGACCTACCGCTGCGCACGTGCATACTAATGTGGCTGTGCACGGTTTGGAGATCACCGACCGCGAGTTGCTGCCAATTACATCCATTAGTTCTAAGGTAGAATACACTCCAGATATCTCTCGTGCTCAGCTTTTGAGTGATAGCTTGAATCAAGGGACCACTGGGGTGCTTTGTTCGGAACTATTCAATGAACAGGGAGTCCTTATGCCCGCTAATCCTACCCGTGTTAAAAGGAGGGTAAATGTCGTGCTAGGTGTTTTTGGATGTGGTAAGAGTCACTCCATCAGGCAAGTGCTCGCGAATTCACCAGGTCGTGCAATCATCTATGTGTCCCCGAGAAAGTTCCTGAACACACAATATGAGAGCTATCTGACATCTTTGAAGGAAGCTAAGGGTGGGGAGCATGTCAAAAACTTCAAGAGTTTCACGTTTGAAAAGGCAATTTTGAAAAGCAGTGCCTTCCTGCCAGGGGCTCTCGTAGTCTTTGATGAGGTGCAGCTTTTTCCACCGGGCTTTATGGATCTATGCTTCTGCAGAATGGCTGAAAACATACACGTTTTACTGCTCGGCGATCCATGCCAGAGCGACTATGACTCTGAGAAAGATAGAAATATATTAAGCGCGCTCGGCCCAGACATCAGCAACATTCTCAAAGACCAAACATACAATTACAACATCGTCAGTCAGAGGTTTCTCAGGGACTGTTTCCGAGGTAGATTGCCCTGCAAATTTGGAGTAGAGCTCAAGAAAGGGGAACAACTACAATTGATCGAGGGTCTTGATAGCATCGACGCTAGCAAGTCATACGCTAAAGTGTGCTTAGTCTCCTCCTTCGAGGAAAAGAAGATCGCTAGTGCATACCTTGGAGCGAAGTGCAAGATTTACACTTTTGGAGAGAGCACAGGTGCTAATTTCGACGAAGGCTGTATTCTCATCACATCTGTAGCTATTTTCACAAGCGAGAAGCGCTGGGTCACTGCCTTAAGCAGGTTCAGGATCAAGGTTGCCTTAATTAACGCAAGCAGTACAAGCTGGGATATCCTCTGYAAGCAGTACGAGGGCCGCACACTTGGGCATTTTCTCTCGAAGACGGCAAAGCCTGAACATCTACAGAGTATTTTACCAGGCAAACCGCTGTTCACTGAGGGCTTTCTCATTGAACGATTTGGCTCAGACGAGGGCAAGCGTGAGGAAAAGCTGCAGGGTGATCCCTGGCTCAAGACTATGGTTGACCTCCTGCAAGTGGAGGATCAAGAGGATATTGAGGAAGCTAAGGTCATCCTACATGACGAATGGTTTAAAGTCCACCTACCCCAATGCGAAATGGAAGGTGTGCGCGCTAGATGGGTGCACAAAATTATGGCAAAGGAATTCCGAGAAAAACGCATGGGTTTCCTGGTGTCTGAGCAATTCACAGATGAACATTCGAAACAAAAGGGTAAAGAACTCACAAACGCGGCAGAACGCTTTGAAAGTATATACCCACGTCATCGGGCTGCCGACACTGTAACATTTATTATGGCTGTAAGGAAGAGGTTGCGTTTTTCAGACCCAATCAAAGAAGCAGCTAAATTGAATCAAGCAATGCCCTTTGGACCGTTCCTACTGAAAGAATTCCTCGCTCGGGTGCCACTAAAGCCGATGCACGACGCACGTATGATGGCTGAGGCCAAATTTGACTTTGAGGAAAAGAAAACAAGTAAAAGCGCTGCAACTATTGAGAATCACAGCAACAGATCTATGCGGGAGTGGGCTATTGATATCGGTTTGGTCTTCTCCAAGAGCCAACTTTGCACAAAGTTTGACAATCGGTTTAGGGATGCCAAAGCTGCTCAAACTATTGTTTGTTTCCAACATGCAGTTCTGTGCAGGTTTGCACCTTTCATGCGCTATATCGAGAAGAAGCTGAACGAGGTGCTGCCTGAGAAGTATTATATTCACTCTGGTAAGGGTCTGGAAGAGCTCAATGCATGGGTCATCAGAGGCGAGTTCAAAGACACGTGCACTGAGTCAGACTATGAAGCCTTTGACGCAAGTCAAGATCAATATATCGTGGCGTTTGAGGTGCATCTTATGAAGTTCTTGGGGTTACCAAATGACCTCATTGAAGACTACAAATTCATCAAAACGCATCTTGGTTCCAAGCTCGGATCATTTGCCATCATGAGGTTCTCCGGCGAAGCTAGCACTTTCCTATTCAACACTATGGCTAACATGCTGTTCACCTTTTTGAGATATGACATTAAGGGCGCTGAGAGGATTTGCTTTGCGGGTGATGACATGTGCTCAAACACGAGACTGCATGTGAGCTCGAAACATGAAGGTTTCCTCAAGAAGTTGAAGCTCAAAGCAAAGGTTGCTCATACAGTGAATCCCACTTTTTGTGGGTGGAACCTTTGCTCGGACGGTATCTTTAAAAAACCACAACTTGTCTTTGAGAGACTTTGCATAGCGAAGGAGACCAACAATCTGGTAAATTGCATTGATAATTACGCTATAGAAGTGGCGTATGCTTACCAAATGGGAGAGAAGGCGGTYGCGCGCATGAACGAAGAAGAGGTTGACGCATTCTATAACTGCGTCAGAGTCATCATTAAGAATAAGCATTTGCTTAAATCTGATGTCCGCCTTATTTATGAATCGGGAAAAATTCAGTAGCTTAGGTGTTTGCTTATAGATTGTATATGGATGTGCTTGTGAATTATTTGAGTAAGTATAAGTTCGTACGTTTGTCTAGCTGCATAACTCCTCCGATTGTTGTTCACAGTGTTCCAGGCGCCGGTAAGAGTAGCTTAATTAGGGATTTGATCAATAGCGATTGCAGGTTTTCCGCCTTCACTTTCGGTAAAGAGGACAGCCAATCTATTACTGGTGTGCGTATTAGTAAAGCTACAAAAGAGTTAGAGGCTAGAGAGTTCTGTATTTTCGACGAGTACTTGGAAGGGGACCTACCTCCTTGGGCTTTTGCCGCGTTTGCAGACCCTTTGCAGGGCGGGAGCGGCAAAGTTTTAAGGGCGCATTTCATCAAGGAAGAATCGCATCGTTTCGGCAAGTGCACAGCGCAACTCCTCCGCGAACTCAAATTTTCAGTCACTGCAAGTGGTGAGGATGTCGTGCAAATACGAGGGTTGTATGAGGTTGATCCCCAGGACACGATAATCTATTACGAACGCGAGGTAGGGGAATTACTTAGAGCGCACTGCGTTGAAGCCTACAGTATCTGTGAAATTCGAGGGCAGACTTTCGATAGTGTGACTTTCGTTACAGCTAATTCAAAACCCATCGATCGTGAGCTCAGCTTCCAGTGCCTTACTAGGCACAGACGTTCTTTGCTGATCCTTAGTCCTGATGCCTCTTACACCGCCTGTTAATTACTCACAAGTATACGTTGCGGCGGTTATAGGTGCGGCTGTCGCCATYACTCTTGGACTCATTTCTAGAAGTACGCTGCCGAACGTCGGGGATTTACAGCATAACTTACCACACGGCGGTAGATATCGTGACGGGACTAAGGTCGTTGAATATTTCAAACCAGGGAAGTTAAACTCTTTCGAGTCACGCAACTCATTCAAATCACAACCCTGGTTGCTCGTTGTATTGCTCATTGCGCTTATCATTGGACTTAGTAGAAGGACAAATGCCTGCCCAACATGTGGTCGTCAGCACTAAGCATCTTGATTTTATTGCTAAGTTACTGGTTGACCTCATGGATGATGGGAAGTATGTCGTCGGCTCCCTGCACGATAATCATTACGGGGGAGTCAGTGAGAATTACGGGCTGCCATTTGAGCGCAGAACATATAAAAGCTTTGAGTCACCTGAAGGCGCTACAAGTGCGCCTTTAGGTTTGCAGGCAGGTAATCGTTATACTTTACACCTTGACATTATGGCACCAAAACCTGACCCAGAGGTCGCGGGTTCTACATCACAGCTTGGCGCAAATCAGGCGGCAGTCGTTGGAACTGTCGGACCTTCCCGTGAGAAAATGCTCGAGGATAGGCTGACCAACCTCATAGAAACGCTCAACAAAGACATGCACAACTCCAACTTGAAGAATATCGCATTCGAGATTGGGAGGCCAGTCCTAGAACCGACTGCACAGATGAAGAGGAACCCTGCAAACCCATACGGGAGGTTCTCGATCGACGAGCTTTTTAAGATGAAGATCGATGTCGTCTCCAATAACATGGCTACCACTGAACAAATGGCTAAGATCACAGCGGACATTACTGGGCTAGGTGTGCCATCAGAACAGGTCGCAGAGGTTATCCTGAAAATGGTTATCATGTGCGCTAGTGTGAGTAGCTCAGCATTTTTAGATCCAGACGGTAGTGTTGAGTTCAGCTCAGGGGCTGTGCCTGTCGATTCAATCGCGGCAATTATGAAGAAGCATGCGGGCCTTAGAAAAGTATGCCGGCTATATGCGCCAATCGTCTGGAACAGTATGCTCGTCCGTAATCAACCACCATCAGACTGGCAGGCGATGGGATTTCCATTTAACGCGCGCTTCGCAGCATTCGACACATTTGACTACGTCACGAACGCGGCGGCAATACAGCCAGTGGAGGGCATCATTCGAAGACCCACCTCTGAAGAGGTCATTGCTCACAACGCACACAAACGCTTGGCTCTCGATCGAGCGAACCGAAATGACCGACTTGGGAATCTGGAGACCGAATACACTGGTGGCATTCAAGGTGCGGGGATAACTCGAAACCATCGAAATGCAAACAATGGGTGAGACTAAATCCTGGAAGAAAGCAGTTATATTTAGCTTGTATAATAAATTACCTTTATGTTTGTGTGTGCATATTATGCGGAGGGCCTCTAGCCGATGTGTTGGAACCGGACGTTCTACTTATGCGAGACGTCGCAGGGCCATTTCCATAGGCAGGTGTGAGAGGTGTTACCGCTGCTATCCCCCTATCTGCAATTCTAAGTGTGATAATAAAACCTGCTTTCCCGGGATTTCTTCTAATGAAAAAATTGTCAATTTCATCAGGTACGGAGCAACTACGGTGATACCGTATCCTGGGTTCTGACAAAGTTCTACCTAAAACCTAAAAAATATATAAGGGTGAAACTATAAAAATAATTTGTTTTTAAATATTTTAGC